GTGAGCCTAAGTCATTGGCAACCTTTGCTGCCTTCTTGACCATGCTGATGGCGCTTTGTATCCCCGCCAGGGCTGTGATTGGATCGATCATTTCTTTTCTACCTTTTTCCACTCAAGGCAAACAACCCTCCTATTGTAGACATCACCTGTCCATGCCCATCTAACACATCTGTATTCAGTTTTCTCTTTACTAGATACTACCAATGTAAACAACACTGACAGCACTACTAGCCATCTCACGGATACGCCCAAAGAATAATGTAGCTACAAACTATGACAAAACAACTAACACAGGCCGAAGCAATGATTGCTTCAACCCAATCTTTCATGGATTTTGAGCCTTTTCAGCCTCATTTAAAGCCTGATTTATTCTGGCTTTTAATTTAGCGTTTTGCCTGTTTGTTTTAATTTGATTTATGCCAAGTCGTAATGAAGTCAAAACAGGCGCTGGAATGCCTATAAAATAGCCCATTAAAGCTGTTTCAGCGCCAACTCCTGCAAGATTTTGTAGCAATGTAGCTGCTGTTCCTGAATTATTGATAAGAGTGCCTGGCGGGACTGTATTGATGTAACTCAAAACCTCATTAACATCACGAATGTTTTGTGCTCCTTTTTTGCCAAGCATAATATCTAACCGACCATTGGCATCGAGCGCTTCTGTTGCGTTTCGAACTGCCTTAGTGTCAACTACTGGAAGACCTTGAGAATCGGTGCGACCACTCTTTACGGCCTCTTTTCTTAAATAGTCAACTGTTGCCCCCTGCAATTCACGGAAAGCCTGTTGTCCATCTTTTCCGCTAGTGAAAAGAACTCTACGTAAGAATGTAATTTCTTCAGGAGTTGCACCAAGAATAGACTTTTGGAATGCTTGACTTGCTTCAATTTTTGGATCATCACGCCCACGAACCTTGGTCAACAAATTGGCAACAATTGCACGACCTTCGTATTTTATAGCTTGCTGTTTACGAAGTGTTCTAGCTTCCTTGTAAGCCTCACCGCCCAACCCTTCGGTTGACAAATCAATTTTGTCTTTAAGTTCTTTACCAAAATTTTTGTTTGTTGGGTCAATACCAATAGACTTATTAATTGACCTACGCAAAAGCTCTACGTCTGCCAGAGTAGATGGTTGGGCTTGCAAAGTACCATCTTCTAATTCCTTAAAGATGCCAAGCGATATGCCTTTTTCTCTAGCTACTTTCAAGATTGGTGCAACAGAAGCCTCTGGTACATTTTGATTTAAGTAGTCTGCAACGCCTGTTATAGATGTGGGAACTTCAAGCTCTCCCTTTGTTTTTGCGTTGTCATAAGCCGCTTTGGTTTTCGCTTTTGCGCCTGCATAGCCGGATGAAAGGGCATCAATTAACTTGTTGCCCGTCAAAGCTATGTCTCCTTTTTGTGCAACTTCAGCACCTGTTTCATCAAGCAATTCATCAAATCTTTGCATGATTGAAAGATTATTTTGTTCTGCTCTGGTTATCAATGGCTGACCAAATGGCCCTTTAACTGCCTCTTTTTCAAAGGCAAGCTGTGAAGGGTCACGCTCTTTTTCACCAAGTGTAAGTTTTACACCAAGACTTTCAGCAGTTTGTTCTCTCTGTAGACCCATTGGGGTAGCGGCAGCGCCAGCACTCCCCCGAGTTGTTTGGGTTGTTGGTGCAACATCCAAACCTAAAGACTCACGCATAATGGTTGGTGTCTTTTTGGCTGCGGCAACCACTTGGCCTGTACCCTGTCTAACTGCTTCAGCACCACGCAGTGCTGTAGCCGAAATAATGGGGGCAGCTTGCCGAACGGACTGACCAAACATACCAGCAGGCAAAGCACCAGGCAATACTGGTGGCAACAATCCTGCAGCTTGTCCAATAGCTTGAACCTGCTCCATGCCTGCCTCAGTCCTTGGCATATAGGTATATTGCTGTGCTCCAGCCCCCGCACGTTCACTAATAGCCCGAGCAGCGGCTGGTGTGCCGAATCTACCCGCTTTTATTTCTTCACGAGCGCCAGTTATTGCCCCGCCAACTGTTCCAAATAAACCGCCTGTAGCCGCTGTGCCTACTGTCAATGCAGTTTCAGCCGCGCCAATAAGGAGGTCAGCAAGGCCGCCTGACTTTGGCGGTTTAGGTTGAGATGTTTGAGCCGATGGCGTTGCTTGTGTTAAAGCAAATTTATATGCTTCTGCATCTGACAACTCTTTATCAGACTCCACCTCATACGTTCCGCTGTTGGGAATGGTAACTTCGTAACTAAATTTAGCCATTTCATTTACCTTCTTTTTTCTTTACAGTTACGCCAGATGGTATGTCTGCCGCACTAGCGGGTAAGTTTGATTGACCTTGTTTTCCAGCTTGTTCCAACCAACCCGACAAATTGTTGCCTGGCTTGTTGAGGTAAGAAACCTGTTTAGTCAAATATCCAATCAATTTTTCTTGAGCAACTTTTTTGTCAGTCAAATATTGTCTAAGGGCTTGGGGGCGCAAAGTTGTTGGAAGGGCGGTGTCAAGAGCAAGGTTAAGCTCTCCCTCTGACAAAGCGCCAAAGGTAACCGATCCAATCACATCCAAACCCAACTGACTTCTAACATTGTTCAACGTAATTGATGCCGTTGTAATATTTGGAAATTTGCTTGCAATAACACCTGTGCTCGCACCATCGTCAATGGCTTTAATTGCATCATCAATGTTGCCAATATTTTTCTTAATTTTGCCAATTTCAGCAAACGCTTTGCCTACTTCTTTTGCCGTCAATTCACCGCCAACTCTTGCTTGCGCTCTAGTACCTTGTGTTTCAGCGCCAAACTGTTCTGATGCAATAATTGCGTCAGCCCTTGCTTGGCCTGTTAAGTTTTCCCCTGTAGCCGACACCACTCTTGTTGTGCCGTCTTTCATAACAATGATTGTTGTGCCATTTGGAGTGACTTTGCTTGACTGAACTTTCTCATTGCCACCCACTTTGGTTTCAGCATCTTTTTGTGCTATTTTTGTTGCGGTTTGATTTTTTGTTGCCAATTTTGACAACTCATTTCGTCTTTCATCCGCATCCAAACTAGGCCACTGTGTTTCAAGTTCTGCTGCATACGCTCTTACTGTTGGAGTGATTGACCCAGACTGAAGCATTGCAGTAATTGGATTAGCCCCTGCTGGCGTTGGGACAACTCCAGTTGGTGTTACCACATCATATGTTCCAGTTACCTGATTTAATGTAGCAAGAGTGTCGCCTTTTTTCAAGATTTTTGTTTCAGGCTCAACAGTCTTTAATATTTTCTGACCTGTCAACGATGTCCGCAATCTTGCTTCCACTGCCTTGTTGCGTGTGCCATCAGGATTAAATAATTGTGCCGCTAATTGATTAGCAGATGCGGTTTCAACAGATGCTTGAGCCTTTGACAACTCCTCCAGTTGCTTCCGACCCTCTGGAGTACGCATCAACTCAGGCGCAACCCTGCCAATGTCAAAACTTGGCGCAACCGCAGCAATGTTCTCCGGCATTGGAGTGCCTTGATCTGCCATCTGTTCACGTTCTTGAACGTCCAACATTTGAGGTCTTTCCGGAGTGCCTGGTTGAAAGGCACGTTGTGCAACAAGTTGAGCCAAAGAAGTTTGTCTTTGAGTTTGCGCCTGTTGCGCCCTTACTTGTGCCGCATCCGACAATTCAAGCAATTTAAAAGCCAACTGGGTATTGCCCATTCGGTTTGCTTCTATTGCCGCCGCCTCTAAAGACTTCGGATCACGCAAGTCCAAGCCTTGCAACAATTGAGATTGCTGAGTAATCATCTTTAGTTGTGGGTCTTCTATGCCCATAGCACCCGCTAAAGCACCACCAAGCCCTCTAGCACCCGCATAGGTCATTGCCGCACCACGGGCCGCAGGGTCTAGCTGTGCTAGTTCAATACCCTCACGCAAAGAGCTTCTACGTTGTTGTTCACCATACATTTCTGGTGTTAGGCCAAAAAGACCCGCTACGATATTGTCTGCCATGATGTTTCCTTATCCGTAAATATCTTTAAGCATAGATTCATAACCTGGCATACCAGGCCCATATCCAGATGAACTTAGAGCGTTAACTGGTGCTCCGCTACTAAACAATCCACTAGTAATATTGCCCAACAATTGAGCAAATGCAGGATTAGAAGATACACCACCTAAAGCAGTAGCGTATGGATTAGTAGTAGCGGCTGAACCTGTGGCAAGTCTTTGGCTGATGTTTGCACCTTCTAAGCCTAAAGCACCTGCCCTAGCACCCGCAGTAGACGCTGTTGTACCAAGTTGTGCGCCCATTTGGAAGGGTTGCTGTCCCAAAGCCTCAAGATTCTGAACCTGACCCATTGCAGTTGTGTAAGGAGCATAAGCGGCTTGTTGACCACCATAATACTGACCCATTGCTTGAGCACCTTGACCCAATAGACCCGCACCAAACAATACATTCTGCTGTCCATACTGTTGAGCTTGAGCCGCCAATTGAGCCTCTTGCTGTGCTCTAGCGTTATACAAAGCCTGTAGTTCAGGAGTAGTTGCACCCATAGTGCCACCTTGAGCAACAGCCAAACCACCACGACCTTGTTGTTGTAGTCTGTTTTGCAGATTAGCCAACTCTAACTCTCTGCCTGGTTGCAACAAAGCCATCTGCTGAGTGAGATAGTTCTGTGCAACAGATTCAGGAGTTTGAGCCAAGTATTTATTACCAAGACCAAACAAACTTTGAGCACCTGTTTGCAAAGGAGCAAATTGAGCCTGTGCGCCTTCTGCTTGAGTTAATCCTGCATTAGACAGAGCAACAAATCGATCTTGTTGTGCTTTGGCTTCAGGACTTAATGTGTACCCTGCGCTTGTCATCTGACCTGTTTTTGGATCAAAGCCAAACTGTGAAGTACCAAAGCGAGTAGTCATTCCTACTGGCCTGAAAGCCGCAGATGTTTTAGCGGCAGCAGTCTCAGCATCAATCATTGCTTGCGCTTTTGCAGCCGCTTCTTTAGATGTTTGTTGCTGTAAAAGTCCACCAGCAGTTGTTAGTCCAGTATTAAGCAGATTCCCAAGATTTGATGTTCCACCACCAAGAATCTTATTTACTGCAGTTGAAACACCCGCATTGGTGAGTGCTGCAGGAATTGCCGCACCCGCAGGAATTGCTGTTGCTGCTGCAATCTGAGCGGCTGTTAATGGCACACTACCAGCACCAATGGCTAAGTCTTGCGCTGTTAATGCCGCAATCTCAGCGGGGGTTAAAGCTGCAATTGTTGCAGCACCACCCAACAAACCAGTAGCACCTACTCCACCAGGCAACAAACCAGCAGCACCTGCTGTACCACCAATAGCTAAATCAGTAGCTGTTAGTGCCGCAATTTCTGCAGGAGTTAAAGCTGCCGCACCTGTCGTAAAGCCAGCTAGTTGTGCCGCAGTGTAAGGTGTTCCTGCCATAGCACCACCGCCAATTGCTAAGTCAGTAGCCGTAAGTGCCGCTTCACCACCTAACGTACCAAATAATCCCTCTGAGGCAGTACCAGCACCATATACGGCAGCAATCATCTTAGCCCCATCCCTAATGAATTTCATATCACTAGAGCTATTCCATTGAGGAACAATGGATACACCACCATCAGCAGTTTCAACGGCTTTGTATGATACATTACCACCGCCCTCGGCAGTCCAAGAAACTAAGTTGTCTGGTTGTAAGAATTTACCTTTATTTTCTAAATCACCAACATTACCTACAAAACCTATTTGCTGTCCCTTGTTAGTTAAGAAACCCGCTTCTTCTGTAGCACCTTCTTCACCAACAGGAACTTGTGCTGACCCTAGTTTTAAATCAGCAAGATTAGTAATATTACTTCGAGCCATCGTGTCTGCTAAATCTGCAGCACGTTTTTCAAGTGGAATTCCACCACCAAGTTCTGTAATACCTAATTTAGACCATTGACTTAATAGCTGATCTTTTAAGCTAGGCACAGATGCTGTAGGAACAACATTAGCACCAGATAGTAAGCCTTGTGCATTTGTAGATGCGGGTGCAGTAACTGAAATAGCAGTAGGGGCTACTCCAGTAGTAGTTGTTTTAATGGCATCGGCTAGGTTAGTACCCAATAAACCATACGTTGCAGCAGTTGGGTGAACAATGTCTGCGGATGAAGTTGCATTTTTTAAAGTACTTGTATAAGTAAATTTATCATCTAGTGTCGTACCTGTTTGTTTAGCAACATCTCTAACAACATCAGCGTATGTACCTACATTCTGTGTCCAAGCATCTTCGGGTTTTGTAGAAGCACCTGTTGAATTAGGAGTCTGAAGAATAACCTTTTTGCCAACAGCTTGGAGTGTTTGAACAGCAGTTAAAAGATTTTTAGCAAATGTTGCAGGGTCTTCATTACGATATGCTTCATTCATACCATAGTTCAAAACTACAGTGCCAGCACCACTTGATAGTGCTTTATCAAAGTCAGTACTGTTTAAAAAGTCACCAGCAGTTGTTGAATTGATACCCAAGTTAGAAACAGAATAATCACTACCTAAAGCCTTTTGAGCCGTAGTAACCATGTTTTCTGCTACTTGATTTCCTTGGTTATAGCCCCAAGTTGTAGAGTCTCCAACAGCTACAACCTTGGTAGGGTCTATCTGTGTAGCCAAAGGATTAGCGGCAATATAAGCAGCAACTGCCTGTGAATTAGCGGCTTGTGGTTGTTGTTGTATGGTTGCAGCCACAGCCTGATTAAAGTTAGCAAGTAACTGGTCTGGAGTTACAGCACCCGCTTTCAGAGCATCTAACCAAAAGTTATAACCCTCTTGGTCAATAGTACCTGCACCAGTACCAATACCTGTTCGCCCAATAGCTCCATAAGCCCCTTGAACAATATCTTCATAAGATGTAGCCATGATTATTCCTTATTGTGGCGCAACAGGCCAAGTTCCATGATTAGGCAGAAGCCGCTTGCAATGGCGCAAGGTCTTCAGTTGTCCAATGATATTTTTTCATTCTTCTCATCCTATTTACAAGTGTTGTGTAAGGCATTTCAAAAAATTCAGCCATATCTTTTATGCAATCAAACTCTTGTCCATTAAAAGAAACTTTAATTGCCTTTGGATTTAATCCTCTTGGCAATGAACTTTTAATACGTCTCTCAGGACTTAACTTTCTTCCAGTTAATGCTTTTGATATTTTATCGCCAACGCCTAATTTTTTTGCGCTATTGTTTTCGCCAAGTTGTCGTTCTCTAACAATATGCTTGTATGTTTCCATTGTACGAGTCATTGTTTTACTAAACTTTATTCTTGCCTCATCAGTATGCCGATAACCAGATGCACCCTCTCCACCATCTGTAATATTGGCTAGAGATGCGCCTTGTGATTTAAGTTTTGCAATCAATTCTTGTTCAGCCAAAAAAGCAAGTTCTTCATCAATTTTATCAACAACAATACGAACATCAAAACCGCCAGCTTTTGCAACAACTCGTTTCCAATGCTGATTCCTACGTCTCGCTTCAAAACACCTACGCCCCTTACCTTTGCCAACATAAAAGACGGCATTAGTATCAAGTCGGATGTGTTCGTAAACGTAAAACATTATTTTTAAGCGTTAATAGCCGAATGGAAAGGAGTCAAATCCTCATTTGTCCAATACGTCTTTGCCAACATGATTTGCAAGTGTTCTTTGTTGCGTGACAAACAATCTGCCCAATCAGCATCAGACATATATTCTGGCTTGCTACCATTTATTAGATTAACGCTATCCATTGCGGCTTTGTAGTTCTTGGCAATTTGTTCGGGTGTTAGTGTTTCAGTAATCATGTTAGTCCTTATGGATGTGCTGCTTTATATGCGTCAAGTTCTGCTTTAAGTTCTTTGATAGCATTTATCATGTACCAAGTCAGGTTGTCGGTATCCACAGACAGAACACCAGTAGATTCTTGCTTTACGCACTCAGGCAGAACGACTTGTAACTCTTGGGCTATGACACCTAGTTGAACACCAGACTTTTTAATTGCCGCATGAGTTGGCAATTCTGTAATCTCATCTTCAACACGATACTCAAAGTTGCGTACACGAATAGAGTTGATTGCACTTAAGCCAACTGTATTGTCAACAATGTTTTTCTTAAGTCGTTGGTCAGATGTAGTTGACCATGAAGATGAGTTATTACCTTGATAAACACCACCCGCACCAGGGTTAATGAAACCAGTAGAGCCGCCCTTACCAACTGAGTTATATCCAATAACAATTTCATTGCTGTTAGTAGCGGCAGAACCATAAGCATAGTGACCAAAGAAACAGTTATAATTTCCTGATGTAAGTTGGTATCCAGACCTATCGCCACAACCAGTATTAGATGAACCAGTTGCTGTATTTAAAGATTGATGTCCAATGCCCGTGTTGTTATTATTTGAAGTATTTGAGTATAAAGCCTCATATCCCAGTGCCGTGCAGTAACTGCCTGTGGTGTTAGAGCGAAGTGCATTTGAACCCATTGCTGTGTTGTTTGAGCCAGCGGTATTCGACAACATCGCAGATATACCAAAGGCTTGATTTTCACTGCCAGTAGTATTAGCTTTTAATGCTTGCCATCCAAACGCATTGTTGTACTCTCCTGTGGTGTAGGAGGCTAAAGATAATGAGCCAGTAGAAGTGTTATAACTACCCGTAGCACCACTATTATTATTAGCAAGACAAGCATATCCAACGCCAGTATTATTAGTTCCAGTAGCATAATATCCTGTTGTTGCGCCAACAAATACATTTTGACCAGAACCTGTGGTTAATGAATAACCAGCCGCATAGCCAACAGCCGTGTTTACTGTTGACCCTGAAGTTTGATTAAATAGTGCTTGATACCCTATTGAAGTCGTGCCGTTAGATGTGCTTGAAGCCGCTGATTGATAGCCAAGTGCCGTAGTAACAGTTGTGTTAAGTGTCTTGCCGTAAACAGTACCTTCTACAGTAGGTGTAGCTGAAGAAGCACCGCCCGTAGCCGCAATCGTGATTGCTCCAGAACCATTTGTAATGGTAATGTTTGAACCCGCTGTCAATGTTGTTTTTGTCAGCGTGTTGCCTGTGGTGTTACCAATAAGCAGTTGACCATCTGTATAGGATGTTTGACCTGTACCACCATTAACTACTGGCAAAGCAGTACCTGAGTAGGTCATTGCCAATGTGCCAGAAGTTGTAATTGGTGAGCCTGAAATACTAAACAAACTTGGGACTGTAGCCGCAACGCTTGTTACAGTTCCAGAACCACCTGCTGTAGAAGCAATGGTTTGGTTAGGCCATGTTCCAGTAACAGTTACATTTGTTCCCGCAACAATGCTAGGGGTTGCTGTTCCTGTACCGCCATTTGCAACGGGTAGTTGACCTGTTACGCCTGTGGTCAAGGGTAAGCCAGTTGCATTGGTTAATGTTGCACTTGTTGGTGTACCCAATATAGGAGTTACCAAAGTGGGGGAAGTAGCAAATACAACTACGCCTGTTCCTGTCTCGTCAGTCAAGGCAGAAAGCAAGTTTGCCGAACTAAATGAGCCAAGAGATGTAGCATTACCTACAGAAGTAACAGCACCTGTTAAGTTGGCATTGGTTGCATCATTACCATTTAGCTTTTGAATAGCTTGTAAGATTGAATCAGTAGCCGCAACTGTTCCCGCACCTGATGTATAACCTGTCAATACTTTAGCAATTACAGGCGCATTGGTCAGCGTTGTGGCATTTCCTACTGACGTTACATCACCAGTAAGGTTAGCATTTGTCGTAACATTACCCGCAGTTAAACCTGAAGCAGTACCTGTAATGTTAGTTCCTACCAAAGCTGAAGGAGTACCTAATGCGGGAGTGACTAAGGTTGGGCTACTGGCAAACACCAAAGCACCAGTTCCTGTTTCATCAGTAATGGCAGAAGCCAAGTTAGCAGATGACGGAGTTGCTAAGAATGTTGCTACACCAGTACCCAAACCACTCACACCCGTTGAAATAGGCAGACCCGTAGCATTTGTTAAGACTGCGGCACTCGGTGTACCAAGGGCGGGGGTTACAAGCGTTGGCGAGTTTGACAACACAACATTGGTTGTTCCTGTGCTTGTCGTTACACCAGTACCTCCGTTGGCTACACCTAAAGTTCCTGTAATGTCAGCAGTAGACAGACTCACCGCATCCCATGATGCGTTAGTGCCATCGCTTTGCAAGTATTTATTGGCGGCAGAGGTTTGGCTAGGCAAGAGGTTATTCAAAGCACCTGCGGCTGTAGAAGCACCTGTACCGCCATCAGCAACAGCTAGATCGGTAATGCCAACAATCGTACCGCCCGTAATTGCGGCAGCAGAGTTATCTGTCTTTGTCGCAACAGCAGTAGCGATATTGTTGTACTCAGTATCTATCTCAGTACCTTTGACAATCTTTAAGGGATTGCCAGGCGATAAGTTGTCTTTAGTCGCAAAGTTAGTGGTTTTTGTATAGTTACTCAAAATAATTCTCCTTAGGCCATTTTGCCATCTTTGGCTTGAATTTCAATCTTTTGCAGAGACAACTGTGTGCCGTTAATGGTTGTTTCATAACCAGTTTGGACAATTTTACCCGCACCAGATGCGTTTGCTCTCAATGTCTTAATTGGGATGCCACTTGTATACTCAGCAATGTTGTACTCAGCAGTTCCATATTCATAACTTACTTGCGTAGGAATGTAAATATTTTGGGCTTGATAAGCACCAGAATAATCAAATCCCCAATTGATTGTAAGAAACTGATTTGAGCCACCAATCACAATTGCTGAGATAGTCTTTAGAATAGAAATCTGGTTTGGATTCCCAAGGTCAGCATTGTTTGTGTAGTACGCAAATCGGTACGTATTGGCATCATCAAGATAAGTTCCATACTTACCAATGTAGCCATTCTTACCAATGTATAAATCACCATTACGCAATGAACGTAAAGCAGTTGGTGCAATTGAGTCCCATTTCGTTACACGGGAAGCACCATCTTGCAAAGATTGCTTGGTATCGAAACAGTAAACTTGGAATGTTGCGGGTAAAACAAGTAGATAAAAGGCTTCTTTTTCTGAGTAAACAGACTTCAAATTAGCCAGTGTTTCGCTTACCAATGCTGAATTTAGGTCAAAACGCACGTTCTTAGACAAGTCTCTCAGGGGTGCAGACTTCTCTTGAATTGTCCTCATCAGAGAGCGAACACCTGAGTCTGATAAGAAAATAACATCAGAACCAACGCTTTGAATGGTATCTCTAGCAATACACCCAATAGAGCCAATTGTGTCGCTCAGAACCAAAGAAGCGGGTGTTGAAGCACCAGAATAGACAAGAATCTGTCGTTTACCAAAGATAAACAAGAAATCATTGTGGGCTGCTAAACCCATCACTTCATCAGCACCATTAGGCCATACACGGGAAACATCCAATGAACCTGAAGTACCACCACCCCATACATGACCCGCAATCAGATCAGAGAAGGTAATAGTTACTTTGTCTGAAGTAGTATTAGCTACCCATAAGCGACCAAATGCTGAAATAGCAATGTTGGCTAAAGGAACTGTTCCCGTATACCCCGTTTTCTCAGAGACTCTGCGATAGGTAGTAATGCTTACAGCGGGGTCATAAATGAGTGGATCGTGACCAGTTTGGAAGAAATAAGCAATGCCATTTAAGGATGCACATTGCCAGTTATTTGCAGTAATAGTAGGGCCAGTACCGCCACCACCATAGGTCAACTCAGTAACAGCGTTAGATGTACCAAGTTTGAATATCTTGTTGTTGCCAGCAAATAGAACAGTCAAAGTTCCATCGTTCTGGACTAACTCATGGATAACACCAACATCGTTAGCACCTAGATTGCCAGAAGATGAGTTAACCCTTGACCAACCTTTTCTAGCACCAATACGACCATACTGATCCAAGATGCAGTTTGTTGCAACCAAAGCAAATCCCGCCCCTAAATCAAGGGGAGAATCTTCAGTATTCAGGCCATAAAAGCCTGGTGCTGAGAGACTGTAACTTTGTAGTTGTTCTGCCATTAGACCGCCACAAAATTATCTTCAGGGTAACGAGTGCTTTCCAATGCAATAGCGTCAGAGAGCATCCCTCTAAACAAAGCATAAGCCTCGGAAGAGTTTGTTCCACCATCTTCACCACGCTCAATCAAAGACCGAGCATAGGCACTTTGAGTCACCAAATAGTCAAGAACTTTGACAGATGTGCCATCAGCAGACAATGCCGCTTGTGGAACAACCAAGTCAAACAGAATGGTAAACACGCCTGAAGGAATGGGGAAAAGGTCTACTTTGGTATCTCCACTACCATCAACACCGCTAAAGGTAAACTCAGAAGGGATAGATGTTGCAGAAGGCGTAAAGTTCAGTTTGCGATTCATGTCCACAAAAGGAATGTTTCTTAAACCAATTAAGCTGGTTGTATTGATAACATCATTAACCCTAAACTTCTGACCCGCACCCGTAAGAGAGTATGAGCTTGTGTTGGCAGCAGTTGTAACAGTTACAACAGTTCCCAAACAATTCCAGTTATAAGAGTCTTCAATCTGACGCTTGGCATCATTGACAAACTTGCCAATCAAAGAAGAATAGGCTGTTTCGCCAACAGTAGATACTGTGCTTTCACGCAAGCGAACTAACACATCGTTAACAAGTTCTAAGTAGGTCATGTTCGTTGTGCTCCCTGAACCTCAAATGTTGCAATAAAGCTAAATGTGCTACCCGATTGGGTTGTGATTTGGAGTTTGTCGCCTTCTTCAAACACAATATAAGCATTGCCATCAAATTGAAGGTATTGCTTAGAGGTAAAGTCGTAAGAAGTAAGAATATCCAAGGTAGTAGCAGTACTTGCGTCATACCACTGAACAGTAATGTGCTTAGTCGAACCGCCAGTATTGTGAATGTACATCACAGTAAACTTGGCGTAGTACCCTGTTGGAACTGTATAAACAGTTGTCAGCGTATTGGCTGTAGGGCTAACTCCGACTGATTCTGGCCTCATTTACTATTCCTCTTAGAGATCGCTTTAGCCTTTGCTTTAGCGTCTTCCTTGGACGTTGCGCCCCAAGCTCTAAGAGATAGAAGGAGTCGGGTAGGCTTTCCATCTTTCATCTCAGCGCCAGGCATATTGCCCATTCGTGCTAAAAAGGATGCCCTACGAGGGTTGTCTCCCGATTTGACGGGTGGTTTTAGATTCCCACCTGTTTCTGCATTATACGATGCTCTGCCTTTAGCATTCAAGCCCCCAGATTTATTTTTTCCTTCGGCTCTAGTCCAAGCAGGAGTTTTCATTTCTTCTTTGCGGTCTTAGCCGCAGCCTTAAATGCCGCCTCAGTAGGAGCACCTTTAGAACCAACCTTACGCATCTTTTCCTTAGAACCCGCTTCGATGCGTTCTCTCTTTGCGGCAATATTGGAATAAAGACCTTGTTTCATTTCTTCTTCCTCATGGGTTTACTCATGCCAGCAGAACTCAAAGCAATCGCAACCGCCTGTTTAGGATTCTTAACAACTTTGCCACCCTTACCAGAGTGCAATTCACCAGCCTTATACTCACGCATAACCTTGCTGATCTTAGCCTCTGCTTTGGTTTTCATTTGCCACGCCCTGCTTTTTTCATCATGTTAGTAGCTGTGCGACCGCCACGGGTAGGCATAGCTTTAGGCTTACCAATAGCAATCATTACAGTGACAGGCATAGATTTCTTCTTGCCATACTCTTTGGCTTCTTTCTCGCCTTTTTCTGTGTATGGGAATTTCTTGTTTCCAACTTGTGGCATATAAATCCTTATCGAACTAGCTTGGTTGCAACAAAAGAGATGACACCGCCAATAACAGAGGCAATAGCCATTCCAACGAAAAAGCCACCTTTAGATTTGTTAGCCATTTCTAAAAGCGTTTTAATATCTTGGCGAAGTGCATGGACTTCTGCTTGTAAAGCCTCAACTTGAGCTTCCAACTTACCAAATTCTCGTGGATCAATATCAGACATTTTCTACTTTCTTTGGGCGACCCATCTTCTTGACAGGTACTGGAGGTTGCAAGACTATTTGCTTTGCAGAAGTTTCTTCTTCAATTTCATCAATTCTGACGTATCCTTCGTGACCTTTCATGCTATCAATATCGTGCTGATAGGTAAAAGTTACTGTGTTTCCCGACTGTAAACAACGAAAAGTAGCCATAAAAACTCCAAAAAAAGGGGGGTATTAGCCCCCTTTAATTAAACTGCACGACCAATAATCAAGGTCAATGTAGTTGATGCTAAGTTTACAGAACCTGCTGTAGGGTTGTAAGTCACGATAGTAACTGTGTTAGCGGCTGAAACATAGGCTCTACGAACCAAACCTGCCTCATCAACGCCAATTGCCATACCAATAACCATATCACCCAAAGCAACGCCTGGAACTGTCACTGTATCTGTAGCGGTTGCAGTAGTGGCTACTGATGCGCTATCAAGAGTACAAGTAACATCCCAAGTGTCTGTAAATAGACCACGGAATTGGTCATTACCCCTGCGGGAAACGACTGCTGTTGCTGCTGCCATAAT